CCTGAGGAAAGTCTTACAGATCGCAATCACTTATCTGTACATCTTGTGCAGTCTGTTGATTGCTCTGAAAACGCAAGGTACCCAGCCGGGACCCTCTTCTTTCGAGAAGTGAGTTCTAGCGAAGTTTCCGAACGTATCAGTGACGTAAGACTCCTCAATAAGATCCAAGAAGTTGCGGATCTTATTTTCAGTACTTTTTCTCCATTCGAGCCAATTGCTTTTAGCAATTGGTTATACGATAGGGGAATGGGTACAGGCTTCAAGCATGGCCCTGGTGCAGTTGCGGAAAAGTTGAAGATGCATGAGAAATCATGCTTCCCAAACTGGCCGCATAAGCTTCAGAATACCTTTCCATGGGAACTTTGTGGCAAAACCATAGGTTCCGACATGGAGAAGCCCATCTCTCACGAGGTGGCTTCACGTCTGATCTGCGTGCCAAAGACCGCAAAAGGTCCTAGGCTTATTGCAGCAGAGCCGACATCACATCAGTGGTGTCAGCAATTACTGCTCAAGTTCTTGTTTGTGCAGTGTCGTGAACACTTTGGTGTTCACTTCATTGACTTCAAGGACCAGCAGAAATCAGGCGCTTTGGTTCTGAAAGCATCCCTTGATCGTGAACTTGCAACAGTCGATTTGTCTGATGCAAGCGACCGACTAACGTGTTGGACCGTGGAACGTGTGTTTAGGACTAATCCGTCCTTACTACACGCTCTGCACGCCGCACGTACGAGGTACATCCGAGATGAGATTTCGGATGAAGCTAGCTTCCTGTCATTACGGAAGTTCGCCTCGCAAGGTACTGCAACTACGTTTCCTGTGATGAGCCTAGTAATGCTCTGCATCGCTTTGGGTTCAACCCTTAGCGATAAAGATCGTGTTACTTGGGCAAAGCTCAGGGAACTTAGAGCCAAGGTTCGTGTATTCGGCGACGATATTATTTTGCCGGTACACGGGTATGGGCGACTAGTGCGCGCAATGGGTCTCTTACAGTTGAAAGTAAACATGGCCAAAAGCTATGTTCACGGACACTTTCGAGAATCATGCGGTACGGACGGATTTAAGGGGTTTGATATTACCCCATCCAAACCGAAAACACTAGTTGCTGACAGCCCGGCTTCGTGTCAGGCTGTAGTAGACACATCCAACAACCTCTTTAATAAAGGATTGTGGTATGCATCAAGAACAGCCGATGACCAACTTCCTATTTCGGTACGAAAGTACCTCAGGATTGTGGGTCGAAACGAAGCTGGATTCTCCGGTCTCTCGTCCTTTACTGGAGGCTATGAACGCCATCTTATCAAAAGATGGAATTCTCGCCTTCATAGGGACGAGGTCCGAGTTTGGTCAATACAAGACCGGGCTCGAAGATCGGAGAGAAGCGGATTCGACGGGCTACTGGACTTCTTTGCCAGAGCATACGATTCTCGCAACCCTAGGGTTGTGTCTGAATCCGTCGACCGCCGAAGGACGATCTCTCGTCTTTCGTGGGAGCCCCAGAACACTGATGCTCTCAGTAATGATTGACTACTATCAGTATGGTATGGATGATATGCTTATCCCATTTTTGGATAATACTATCACCAACCACAGAACGTACTTCATATCTAACGATATGTTGTCGAAAAGTGGTGCCATCTCTGACGGTGTCGTCATTTCTGAAAATGAGCTTCAGGACTCTATGGCCGATTATTGTGCCTATCTTAGCTCCAAAAAGAGCTGATACGCTTAGTACAAGATTACCAAAACTGCTACCCTAACCGTTCTTTATGAACGACAGGCCTAGCAGTATAATCTTGTACGTTCAATAAACGTGCTTATAGAGCTACTGCTCTGGGTGGTGGACGATTCCTTTGTTGAGGAAACCCC